TAGTTTACCTAATAAAACATTACCATCCCACCACATCTCTGTAATCATGTGTGATACTCTATCTAAATCTATCAATGAAGACTCAGGGTGGTTAAGTTCAGATAAAGAGGTTTTCTTACCTATATAATTCTTTATATAGTTTTCAGACTCTCTCTTTAAAATTCTTTCAGGATATATTCTACCGTTTCTATTTGGTGTATTATATTTTTGTAGAACGGCGTAGAATTCAAATGGTTTTGAATAATCTTTAAAATCCTTACTTTCTTGTAGGAAGATTTGATTATTCTTTTCTGTTGGGGATACATACCCAGCATCCATTTCAATTAAAATACCCTTTCCTGTATCTCTTGGGCCTAATATTTTGTAATTTTGCATTTTACCTTTTTATAGATAAATATTAAATACTTTCTAATTTGTCGGTAGTATTTAATTTATCCTTTTTTGTAAGATAAAATTTAAAATATTTTGAATTTTTAAAACAATCTTTTTCTATTGCAGATATTACACTTTTTAATTCATTTTTAAGTTCATTTGATTTAAACTCCATTTCGTTTTTTACAAAAAAGGTTATCTCTAAATTCATGAAGGACCTTTTATTTATTGAAATCCCACTTGTCCTTAAATCTAAATCAACAATAAATTTATTATTAAAAAAATTATTATTAATTATTTCAGTTAAAACTGTTTTAATATTTTTATTGAGAATTGATACTGGCCTCATCCAATCCACTTCTAACCCTTTTGGTTCCACCCAAGATTGAATATTCAGGTATATTGATTTTAAACTTTTTGAATCCACAGTTCCGTAAGAACATTTAATTCGTTTGTAACCTTTCATTACACAACTTTTTCCTTTTTTCATCTATAACTTTTCCATATCTTCGTTTATTTATTTAAGTAATAATAAACAACAAAAACTGAGTTGTCAAAATGTTAATAATTCCCGTTAAAAAGAACAATTTATAAAAATAATGAATTATAAATTTTGAGTTAAATTTATTAATTTAATATATTCTTTTTTAGAATGTTTTACGTTTGTAAGTCTTTCTTTTGTTTCCAATAAAACTTTAGTTAATTCTTCATCTGATTCTGTAATAAGAGTGTCAATTTTTTTAATTGTTGTTTCTTTTAATTCAGTAAATTTTGTTTTTAAATTTTCATCATTTGAAGTTAAAATTTCTTTTACAGAATTTCTATCAGATTCAGTTAAATTTTCTAAATATTTTTCAGCAGTATTATTGGCAACTTTTAACATTGAACTAATTGGGACGTTTTGAGTTTTACTTTCTTTAATTATTAGTTTTTTACCTAAAGACTCAACAACTGATTTTTTAGCAATTGATTTCTTTTCAGGTTTTAATAAGTCACCATAGAATAACTCGTCAATTGTTTTGTATTTGTTTTCAAGTACAATATCTTTAGTCCAACTTTTAATAAAATTTATTGTATTTTCAGATAATTTAATTTGTCTAAATTCATTAGATAAATCATCAACCAAATAAGTTGCAGTTTCTTTGTCCAATTCTTTGTTCTCTTTTAAATTATCATATATTGACATTAATTTACAAAAATCACTGTTTTTAAGTAATTTTCTTTCAAAAAGTCTCATATCAGTTTTAAGATTTCCTTTAGCAAAGGAATCAACTAATTTATTTTCTACTAATGTTTTTATTAATCCGAATCTCATTTTATAATGTTTTTATTATAAATATCAACTTTTAAGTAGTTTATCTAATTGAGCCCCCATTTCACCTAAAGATTCTTGTACACGTCCTAAATCAATTAGTTCATCTTCATTTAACATTCCTGAATTTTCCAATAATATATTAAGTCCTGAATTACGACTATCATCACCTTCAGGTACTGTAGGTGCCGCCTCAGGTGCTGCCGGAGCCTCAGGTGCCGATGGCATTTCTGATGGAGTACTTTCCCCACCTCCAAAACCACCCATTCCACCATCTGGTGGAGCTCCTCCTTCTGATGGAGTTCCAGCTGGTTCACTTTCTTTTTTACCATACAACTTATCAAGATTATCAAATAATCCTGTATGAGTAATTACCTCAGCAGTTTTCTTAAGTTCTTCACCAACAGCTCTTTCAATACGTTGTTGTTGTAAATCAAGTTTAATTTCTTCATCTGAAAATCCAAGAATATGTTTCTTAGCCCATGACATAGAAACTGCGGCAATACCACTACCAGGGTCAGAAACCATATCTTTATATAGAAGAATTTTTTCTTTCCATACATCAATCTTCATCAAATCAGCTTGAGTTGATGGGTTTGTCAAACTTAATGTAAAGTTTGATATTTCATCTTCAAAACCTAAAATGAATAGATGTATAATTGCAATTTTATTTAATTCAGAAATCATATTTTTTTGAATTCTGTTAATAGTTCTTGCAAAACGAATATCTTGTAATGATAAGTTCTTACCATCACCAACAGTTTCTTCAAATCCTAAAAATGCTTTAGGAACACGAAGAGCTGTTAACAATTTCTTTTGGATATACTCAATATCGGCAATCTCTGATAGGTTTGCAGCTCCGGGTAATGTCTCAATAGGCATTGTTTGTGTTGTGTCTCTAACAGGAACAAAATAATCTTGGTCAACCGCCATCTGATTAAATCTCATATCCACATTACCTGTTTTTTGGTCAACCGTTTGACTTCTCTTAAATTTGTTTGCAAATCTTTGGATATATGGTTCAACATCGGCATCATCCATATTTCCGACGAATACTTTAAATACACGTCTTTCAGGTGCTCTTGATGTTCTGTAGATTAACATAGCATCTTCAGATAACAATAATTGTTTCCAAATACGACGTGCTTTTTCTAACATAGAAGTTCCATAAGGAAGTCTTCTATCATCACCAAGTAATCTAAAGTGAGCCATTTCCCAAGTATTAAACTCTAAGTCTTTTTGTTTCCATTTGAACTTCAAATGTTTCTTTTCAGGATTTGTTGTTGAATCTGATGAGTGAGCGCCCATACTTGCTTCCAATCGTTCAATCTCAATAATTGGTAATTGCATACAACCAACAATACCTTTTTCAGGGTCTAACTTTAAATAAACAAAATTATCACCATACTTACAAGTGTTTCTTATCCACATAGGTAAGTTGGTATTGATGTCTAATGCGTTATTAAATAAATCACCTAATATTGATTTAATTCTTGATGACTCTGAATAAATTTGTAACATAAAACCATTCTGGTCAACAGTTGTTGATTCTTCTGCGTAAATGTCTAATGCCGCACCAATCTCAGGTGTGAATTCCATTGACTCGTAGTCATAGAAAGATGACAAACGAGTTGGTTCATAGTAAACCGCTTGGGTATATAGATTATTTTCAATTCTACCCCATTGGTTTGCTAAATAATATGTTTGTTGAGCTTGAAGCTTTTCTCTGTCATATTCAGCCTTAGAGGTTGTTTTTAATAATTCACTCTTATCATATTTGTAGGTAGGGTAATCTTGTCCCAATAAAGAATTTGGTCCAAATGTTTGGGATAACCTCTGCCATACCGTTAGTTTATTTTCACTCATACTAAAATATAAATACTTTTAAATTAAATTAAAGTTTAATCAAAATATGATACATAGGTTATGGAGTTGTCGGAGGATTTTCCGATGAAGAAATATCCCCAACAGTTTCATTTGGTTTAATTTGCACTTTATCACCATTTTGTATGATAGCAGTTAAAATACCAAGACCTGGAACAATCATTCTTGAACCAGATGCACTATATGTTCCCGATTTTTGTCTCTTTAAAAATCCCATAATTTTATCTTCTCCCTCCGAATAACCATAAATAGTTTTCGTAGTCGCTTTTTGTCGCTTCTCTTTTAATGTTTTCGTGTTGTTGAGGTATAACTGGGTCCATAAATTGTTTCCTGTTGAAATCATTAGTATTAACAGTCCATGAATCAATCATCGCCTTCGTCTGATTTGTCACCTTATTAAGTGAGGTAAATGATGACTCACCGACATAAAGAGCCATAGCAACTGACATAATCAAGTCATCATGTTGTCCCTTTTGGTGGTCAGGTCGTCCATTCATATAAATAAATGTATTCATTTCGTTTAACAACCTACTTGAATTTATTCTAAATCCATGTCTTAGATATTCTTCAAAAGTTGCAATAATTTGAACTCTTTTAGCGTTAAAGTTAATTCCTGGTATTTTTTCTGTGGCCTTTGGGTCATATTTCCATTTATTAGAAACGTCAACACCATCAACATACATATTTCTATAACCTAATTCTCTTAATCTTAATGATGTTGTAACACCCATACCACCTGTAATATCTACAACAATAAATGCGTTATACATATTACCCCATTTATAACATATTTCAGCTAAAGTATCAGGAGGAAGTTTACCAATATATTCAGCAACCTGTTCTCTTGTATCAAAATCAACAATCTGAAATGTTGAAAAGTCCTCACTATCACCACGAGATACGTCAACACCCATGATATATTTTTTACCCATTTCAGGTTCTTTCCATATCCATAGTCCACCTCCCATCATCTTTGTAGGTGGTTCCTTAACCATATTCACCCTTAAATCTTCCAACATATCAGAATCAAATACGTTATCTCCTGAACCAAGAAACGCACATTCCAACTCCTGATTAACTTTACGTTTATCGTATTTAAGTTTCTTTACCATTGACTCATACCAAGAAGAGCTTGGTTTATATCCCTGAGAAATTAATTCTTTTATTTCATCAAAGTTTTTTTCCTTATTGTTATATTCAATAATTTCAACATTTGGATATTCATTACGATTTAGATAATAATGAATAACATCTTTAACATTTATTAAAGATAAATCTTTTGCGTATCTTGGGTCTTTCCACCAAACCATTGGGGAAATTTTAAATTCATTCATTCCCTTTAACGATTGGTCGTAAATTTCATAATAGATTGCGTCATACCCATTTGGTGTTGACACAACTATTACTTTACCACCTGTTGATAAAGATGCCATACAAGCCGCCCAAAAATCACTATCAGCCTCAATATAAGCAGCCTCGTCAAATATTAATATTGTGGGTGTATAACCACGAAGAGCATCCTTAGATGTTGCAACCGCCTTAACTTCACATCCGTTAGTCAATTTAAAATGTCTTTGTGAATTTTTTTCAGCAGAAAAACCAACACCAACCCAACTAGGCCATTGGTCAGTAAATCCTCTAATCTTATTTGCCACCTCAACCGCAGTATCTAACTTATTTGCAATAATCAAAACTTTTTCAGGGCTATTTTTTTTAGCAAAAACAAGTTTCTTTGATGACCAAGCGGCAGTTACCGTAGATACACCAGCCTGTCTGTACTTTAATGCAATATTTTCATTATAATTCTCGTAATCCTCAACCAAACTAACTTGGTCAGGAAATAACTCTAACGGGACATACTTTGAAACAGTGTTGTCATATGTCTGTAAATAAGTTTTAAGGGCGTATGGTGTTGATTTCATACACTTGGCATACTCCATTAAAACGGCTTCTCTAGATAAACTCATATACTATAAATATAAAATTTATATTAAAATAGAAAACCCTTCATCTCTGAAGGGTTTTAAAGTTTTTAGTTGATACCTAATCCTTTTAGGAAATCATCAAAATCTTCATCATCATCATCGTCTTCATCATCCTCATATTTTTTCATAGTATCTTCATACTCATATCCTTTTAGTTCTTCAACAATTTCATCAACCATGTCTTTTACCATTTTCTTTCCTTTTGGTGAACCTGATAAAATTTCACGAGCCATTGCAAAGAATTCGTTTGGAGTAAGTTCAGCAAACTTAACAAGGAAATATTGTTGTAAGTTTCTCTTATCGTCATCAAATAACTCATCAGGATAAGACTCACGGAACTTTTGCCAAATAACTGGACCTAATCTCATATCCCAAATTTCACCAACAACAGTATCTTGTGAGTTAATCACCGCCTCTTGTCTTGTCTTATCTTTTGGTAATCCGTTTGTTCCAGCAATTTCCATAACACCTTTAGCAAGTTCATGGATAAGGATTGGTAAATTAACACCACGAGCCTTTACTGTCGGTGGGTCAGTTTTAGCATCCAATTCAGACATAC